GAGCTCTAAAAGCAGAGTACACTATGGAACTTGCTCAAGACTTAAAAGCAATCCACGGTTTAGACGCAGAAACAGAACTTGCAAACATCCTTTCAAGTGAAATTCTTGCTGAGATTAACAGAGAAGTAGTTAGAACTATTTACTCACACGCAAAAGCGGGTGCTCAAGTAAATACTACAACTGCTGGTATTTTCGACTTAGACACAGACTCAAATGGTCGTTGGTCAGTTGAGAAATTCAAAGGGTTAATGTATCAATTAGAGAGAGACGCTAACGCTATCGGTCAACAAACTCGTAGAGGGAAAGGTAACATCATTCTATGTTCAGCTGATGTTGCTTCTGCTTTACAAATGGCTGGTGTTTTAGATTACGCTCCTGCGTTAAACTCAAACTTAAACGTAGATGACACAGGTAACACCTTCGCAGGTGTTCTTAATGGTAAGTTTAGAGTATATGTAGACCCATATGCTGCTAACGTATCTGCAAGTCAATACTATGTAATCGGTTACAAAGGAACTTCACCTTACGATTCTGGTTTATTCTACTGCCCATATGTTCCACTACAAATGGTGAGAGCAGTTGGTCAAGATAGTTTCCAACCAAAAATTGGATTCAAAACTAGATACGGAATGGTTCAAAATCCTTTCGCAACTTCTGCTGGCACAGGTGCTCTTGATAACTCAGGCGCAGTTGCTGCTGGTGCACAAAACTTATATTACAGACGAGTTAAAGTTACAAACATTATGTAATTTCGATTCCTCTCGAAAAATTAAAAAGGGGCTTCGGCCCCTTTTTTTTAGCCTCTTTTTTCTCTTATAAATAGTAGTATGACAACAGTAAATGTAATCAATAGAGAACCGTCTAAAAGAGACTATGCAAGTCCTGTACAGTTTAGATTTAAAATAACTAAACTACCACTAGTAGAATTTTTTATACAGAGTGCAAATATACCAGGCATATCTTTAGGTTCAGCACAACAAAATACACCTTTATATGATATACCAATACCTGGTGATAAAATTACATATTCTTCTTTAGACTTATCATTTATTGTTGATGAAAATTTAAATAATTATAAAGAGATTCACGATTGGTTATTAGCATTAGGTTTTCCTAATAATCACACACAATTTGCAAACTTACAAACTGAGGGATCAGATAGAGTTCCAGGATCAACTGCAGGTCCAATAGTGCCTGGTGTTGCGACACCAGCACCTCTTGCTGAAACTGGCACATATTCAGACGCAACATTAACAGTTTTAAATAGTAAAAATATTGCAAAGACAGAAATAAGATTTGAAAATGTTTATCCTACATCCTTATCTAGTTTAAGTTATGATGTAAGACAAACAGATATTGATTACATACAAGCAAGTGTAAGTTTTCAATATATGAATTACAATATAGTACAAATATCTACTACATAGTAGTAAAAGTATAGGATGATATATAATGACAAAAGCATTTTGTTTTGGCAACGGCAACTCTCGTAAAGGTCTAAATCTAGACTACTTTAAAAAATATGGCACAGTAATAGGTTGTAATGCAATCTATCGTGATTTTACACCAGATATTGTTGTAGGATTAGATTCAAGAATAGGTCATGAAATATATCGTTCAGGTTATGCACATAAACATACTTGTTATTTAGGATACTGGACACCTGTGCCAATATTTGTCGCAAAAGAAATGTTAAAAACTATGGCAGATAAAACTGATATAGAGTGGAATGATAGTGAACAAGTAGTTTATCATGGCGCTGATGGTGTATTTACACTTACAAAAGGTCATAATTTAGGCGTAACTTATATTACAGGCGTCAAACATCCAGACAAAGTAAAAGACATAGAACCAGATGTAGATGGCTTTGCATATGCAACAGGATCAAGAAGTATTCACCTTGCGTGTGAATTGGGTGCCAAAGAGATTTATATTATTGGTCATGATTTATATAGTTTAGATAATAAAATAAACAATGTATATGCTGGCACAGATTGTTATGCTGATAAAGATGCCGATTATGCAAGACCTAATAATCCTGATGAAACATTTAACTGGATACTACAACATAAAAATACATTTGATAAATTTAAAGATGTTCAGTTTTATAAAGTAAATTTAAATGATATCGGTAAAACACCGATAGATTGTGAAATAGATGAATGGAAAGATTGTAGTAATTTATTTTACATAACACATAAAGAAATGGCGAAAAGCCTTGACAAAACAACCAAAAGGTGATATAATATCCGTATGACATTAGAGGAATTACAACAACAAGTAGATAGAGATTTTAAACTTGATGACACAGAATTAGATACTGAATCAACTAAAATACCTTTACTACACAACAAATACTTACAACATTATAATAAGTTTTCTTTATTACTGAAAAAGGCAGAATACGAACATAAAACAATGCAAAGACAAAAATGGGAATACTATACTGGTAAAGCAGATCCTAGTATATACAAAGAGAAACCGTTTGATCTAAAAGTATTAAAAGCAGATGTTCATATCTATATGGATTCAGATGATGAATTACAAAAGGCAGATCAAAAATCTGCATATCTAAAACAAGTGGTTACTTATCTTGAACAAGTTTTAAGAAGTATAAACAATAGAACATTCTTAATTAAAAATGCAATAGAATGGAAGAAGTTTACGAGTGGAGCTATCTAGAGATTATCCTGCCTGTGTAGGCCTATCAAAGATAGGCAAGTATGGAAGAGTTTATGAATTATGGAACAACATGACAAGTTGTGCTACACCATGGTATATGAGATTATTACCTATAAAGTTTATTAAGTGGGATAGAAACGGGAGTTATATTTTTTATGGAACATCAACAAATATTCGCAACTAATATATTTTTATTAGACGATTTTATATCTGAATTTCATTCTATAAACATTGGTATGAAAAAGTATATCGGTGATTTATGGAATGAACGAGACTATGACAATAACTGGCAAACAAAGTCAGCAGATTTACATACTAAAAAAGAGTTCAAAGTTTTTTCAGATTTAGTCATAAACACAGGCAAAAAAATATGTGATACATTAGGTTATGATGTAGAAGATTTAATTATTACTGATATGTGGGCAAATGTTTTAAAAAATAATGAACATCACCAAGTTCATACACATTCTAATAATTTTTTAAGTGGCACTTATTATTTACAATCAGATCAAGGTGCGAGTATAGTATTTCACGATCCTAGACCTGCAGCTGATGTAATAGTGCCAAGAAAGAAAACTAAAAACACTTACAATTCTAGTTTGTTAAGTTATGCGTCTAAAACAAATAGAGCAATATTTTTTCCTGCGTGGTTGCCACATTGGGTACAGCAAAATAAGTCTAATAATAAACGCATAAGTATAGCATGGAATATGCAAGTCAAAGGACAAGTAGGAGAACATCATGAGTTCCAATCAGCAAATTTCTGATTACATATATTATTATCCACAAGTATTAGGACCAACTGCTTGTGATAATCTTATCGCACACTATAATAAAGATACATTCAAGGGATGGAAAACTTCTACCTTTTCTACTACGAGTGCTGTAACAGGCACATCTAAAGTAGATATGAAAGAATTTTGGATAGGCCCAAATATGTTTGGCTATCAAACAATAAAACAAGGATTTGAAACAGCAGTAAACGATTACATCAAAGCACATAATAAAATAAAGATACAAGAATATACACATTTTAGAATCAACTGTTATGAAACAGGTGGTTTTATGAAAGAACATATAGACAATATACATCATAGTCATGGTCAAAAACAAGGCTATCCACACTTAACATCATTGATTTTTTTAAATGGTGATTATGAAGGTGGTGAATTTACATTATGTGGCGAAAATCTAGATAAAGACAAAGGTTCTGCTGTTGTCTTTCCTTCAAACTTTATGTTTCCTCATGAAGTTAAAAAAGTAACTAGTGGCGTTCGCTATAGCATAATGACATGGATACTATAATAGTTGAAAAGAAAAACGAAGTCTATATAACCGTTGATTGTGATCCAAACATTCAACGAGAAATATCAGAATTTTTTACATTCTATGTGCCAGGTTATAAGTTCATGCCTGCATTTCGTAATCGTATGTGGGATGGAAAGATAAGACTATATTCACAGAAAACAAAAGAAATATATTTTGGTTTATATCCATACATCAGAGCGTTCGCTGAAGAACGAGATTATCAAATCGTAACTGGTAAAGATGTAGAGATAGAGAACAAAGTAAATAAAGATATTGTTACAAAATTCTCTAATAGTCTAGGTCAAAGTTTTGAAGCCAGAGATTATCAAATAGACGCTATATATCATAGCCTAAAATACAATCGAACATTATTATTAAGTCCTACTGCAAGTGGTAAATCATTTATTATCTATGCACTTATACGATATTATTCACACCTAATTAAAGATGAAAAAAATAATAGATGTTTATTGATAGTGCCAACAACATCATTAGTTGAACAAATGTATTCTGATTTTAAATCATATGGTTGGAATGTTCAAAAATACTGTCATAGGTTATACAGCGGTTATTCTAATCAAACAGATAAAAGAGTTTTGATATCAACATGGCAAAGTTTATATAAGTTGCCAAAAAAATATTTTGAACAGTTTGGTGTTGTGTTTGGTGATGAAGCACATTTATTTAAATCTAAATCACTTACAGAAATCATGACTAAACTTATAGATTGTAAATATCGTATCGGTCTTACAGGAACTTTAGATGGTGCTCAAACACATAAGTTAGTATTAGAAGGTTTATTTGGTGCTGTAAATAAAGTAACATCTACAAGAAAACTTATGGATAAAAATCAATTATCAAATCTTACTGTTAGATGTTTGATATTAAAACATACAGTAGAGAATAGTAAAATGGTTACAAATGGCAAGTATCAAGACGAAATAGATTATCTAGTAAGTAGTAAATCAAGACAAAATTTTATTCGTAATTTATCTTTAAAATTAGAAGGTAATACATTAGTTTTATTTCAGTTAGTAGAAAAACATGGTAAAAATTTACATGAAATAATTAAAGAAAAGGCTGATGATGACCGAAAAGTTTTTTATATTTTTGGTGGTGTTGAAGCAGATGAAAGAGAAACGATTAGGGGTATTGTAGAAAAAGAAAAGAATGCTATTATTGTTGCAAGTTATGGCACATTTTCTACTGGTGTTAATATTAAAAATTTACATAATATTATTTTTGCGAGTCCATCTAAAAGTAGAATACGAAACTTACAAAGTATTGGTCGTGGTCTAAGATTAGGCGATAATAAAGTTAATGCTACTTTGTATGATATAGCAGATGACTTAACTTATAAGTCGAAAGAAAACTTTACATTAAAACATTTTCAAGAGAGGATAAACATCTATACAGAGGAAGAGTTTGACTATGAGATACACAATATCGACCTAAAAGAATAGATAAATATTAATATGGAAAAAGAATCAAAGAAAGCACCAAACGATTTAACAGATTATCGTATTGTTAAATTAACAGATGGTAGCACAATAGTCGGTAGTATTTCATTAGATAAAGATTTTTTAAGAATACAAAATCCATTACAATTAATTACTACACCTAGAATTACAGAGTTTGGCGTCAAAGATGATAACACTTTAGCACCGTGGGTTCCATTTAGCACAGATAAAATGTATGTAATACCAAAAGATAAAGTTATTGTAATATCTAGAGCTGCAAAAGAACTTGCAAATTATTATGAAGTTATATTAAGAAAATTACAAACTACAAAAATCAAAACTTCTTATTCAGAAAATGAGATTAAAAAGATAATGGAAATAGCAGAAGAATTAGATAAAAGAGTAAAAGAGAATGAAGAAGAAGAAGGTGAATATTATGAAGAAAGTAAAGTTACTCTACACTAGCTATAGCTACTCTCCCCAGCGACTACATAGTCGATTATACACATATTCCTCAGATTGTCAAGCACACCAAAAAAATTAGTTAAAAGGCTTGCGTTTTAATACAAAATGTAGTATAATAAGTTCATGAAAAAAGCAAAAGAAAAACCTCATTATGTAGATAATAAAAAGTTTCTTGAAGCGATGATAGAGTACCGAGATAGGTGCGAGAAAGCAAAAAATAGAAATAGAAAAAAACCAGATGTTACAAACTATATCGGTGAGTGTTTTCTAAAAATTGCTAATCACTTATCTTATAGACCAAACTTTATTAATTACACATTCAGAGACGATATGATTAGTGATGGTATTGAAAACTGTTTACAATATATGGATAACTTTAATCCAGATAAAAGTAAAAATCCATTCGCATATTTTACACAAATAATTTACTACGCATTTATAAGAAGAATACAGAAAGAAAAAAAACAAATACAAATCAAATCTAAATTAATTGCAAATACAGGTGTAGAAAATATGATGGATCAATTACAAGGAGACGATCAACAATATCAAAGTCAATTGTTAGATTTTTTACAGAGAAATTTAAAAGAAGAAGAACCAACTAAAAAATAATATGAAAATAGCGTTGTTGAACGATACCCATTTCGGGGCTCGTAATGATAGTAGTATATTTGATGAATACTTTTATAAGTTTTATGATGATATATTTTTTCCTTATCTTAAAGAACATAATATAAAAACACTTATACATTTAGGTGATATTGTAGATAGAAGAAAGTATATTAATTATAGAATCGCTCATAATTTTAGACATAAGTTTATGCAAAGATTATGGCAAGATAAAATTGATACTCATATACTCATAGGTAATCATGATATCTATTATCGAAACACAAACAAAGTAAATGCTGTTCAAGAACTATGCACAGCACCTGATGGTGTCAATGAACCGTTTATCTATGAAGAACCTAAAGTTGTAAACTTTGATGGTTTAAATATTTTGATGATGCCCTGGATGAATCCAGAAAACGAAAAACAATGTTTAGAAATGTTGAACACAGCCCCTGCTGAAATTTGTATGGGTCATTTTGATTTAAATGGATTTAGAATGATGGATCATATGGTGCAAACACACGGTTATGATAAGTCTATTGTATCAAGATTTGAAAAAACTTATAGTGGTCATTTTCATCACAAAAACGGTGATGGTCAAATATTATATCTAGGCAGTCAATATGAAATGACTTGGTCTGATTACAATAACGAAAAGGGGTTTCATATATTTGATACTGAAACAAGAGAAATAGAGTTTATTAAAAACCCATATACTATATTTAAAAAATTAACCTATGATGATACTGAAACTAATTATGATAAGTTTGATATTACAGAATACAATCAAAAATTTATTAAGTTGGTTGTAGTTAATAAAAAAGATAATCAAATGTTTGATAGATTGCTTGATAGACTATACAATAAAATAAGTGTACACGAATTAAAAATACTAGAAGATTATTCTGATCTTAGTCATACCAATGTGAGTGATGATGTGGCAGAAGGATCCGAAGATACAATGACATTAGTTAATAATTATGTAGATCAGTTACCAGTTGATTTAGATAAAGACAAACTAAAGATAATGATTAAAGAAATGTTTATTGAGGCACAAGATAGCGATATAAAAGATGATAACATTTAAAAAAGTAAGATATAAAAACTTTCTATCTACTGGTCAACAGTTTATAGAAATAGACTTAGCAGATCATAAGACTACACTAGTTGTAGGTGAGAACGGTGCAGGTAAATCTACTATGTTAGACGCACTATGTTTTGGTTTGTTTCAAAGACCATTTCGTAACATTAAAAAAGATCAACTAATAAATTCTATCAATGAGAAAGAGTGTGTTGTAGAGGTTGAGTTTACAGTAGGTCAAAAAGATTATAAGATTATAAGAGGTATCAAACCAAATACATTTGAGATATGGTGTGATGGTGATATGTTGAATCAAGACGCAGCTCAAAGAGACTATCAAAAACATTTAGAACAACAAATACTTAAATTAAATTTTAGATCATTTACACAAGTTGTTATATTAGGTAATGCTTCTTTTGTGCCATTCATGCAACTAAGAGCTAGACATAGACGACAAGTTGTTGAAGAAATATTAGATATAGAAATTTTTTCTAAAATGAATTTATTGTTTAGAGAAAAACAAAAAAATCAAAGTGAACTTATCAAACAAACAGATTTTGACTATCAGTTAGTTGACAATAAGATTGATGACAAGAAAAAATATATTGATGATATTAGTAATCGTAGTCAAGAATTAGCAGAATCAAAAAGAGCAGAGTTAGATAAAAGTATAAATGATATATCAAACTATTCACTAGATATAAAGAAAGTAAAAACAGAGATTGCTGAATTACAAAAACAAGTAATAGACCAATCAAAGATAAATGATAAACATAAAAAACTTCATAATATGGAAGCAAAGTTAGAAAATACTTGTAGTAAACATAAAAAAGATTTAAGTTTTTTTGAATCACATGACGATTGTCCTGTTTGTCAACAAGCGATTGATAAGGCATACAAATCTACAATGATAGGTAAGAAAAAAGAAAAAGTGTTAGAATTAGAAAGTGCTTTAGGTCAAATAGATAAAGAAATTAAAACTAGTGAAATGAAACTAGATACAATCAACAAAACAATGGTCACAATTAGAGAAAAAGAATTATTGATAAATCGTTACGAAACATCTATTGAAGAAATAGAAAAACAAAGAGTTAAATTAGGAGAAGAAATAGCAGAATTACAAGATGAAAAAGTATCTACAGCAGAGCAAACTGGCGAACTAAATCAACTAAGAGAAAGGCTGACTGAATTAGAAACAGATAAACTATCTCAAAAAGAAGAAGCCGTTTATATAGATACGGCTAGACATTTAATGCAAGATACAGGTATCAAAACTAAAATAATTAAACAGTATCTACCGATTATGAATCAACTAATAAATAAAAATCTAGCAGACATGGACTTTTTTGTTAATTTTAGTTTAGATGAAGAATTTAATGAAACAATAAAATCAAGACATAGAGATGAATTTAATTATCACTCTTTTAGTGAGGGTGAAAAACTAAGAATAGATTTAGCAATATTATTTACATGGCGAGAGATTGCTAAACTAAAGAACTCAACAAATACTAACTTATTAATATTAGATGAAATATTTGATAGTTCACTAGATACTTCAGGCACAGACGAGTTTATGAGAATACTACAAAATACAATGTCAAAAGAAAACGTATTTGTTATATCTCACAAAGGCGACAGTCTAATGGATAAGTTCCCTAGAGTTATGAAGTTTGAGAAATATAAAAACTTTACAAGGATGGCAGAATAATGGCAGAGAAATTAACCCCAGCAAAGGTAGAAGAGGCAGTTAAACACTATGAAAATATACAAAGTGGTAAAACACCTATTCTAAAAACAGACAAAGAAAAAACAACAGAACATATTACTGATCTACATAAGCATTTAAAGAAAAAAGATAAAAAGACTTTTCCTTTAATACCACCTACTGATCCTAGACTACTTATGAAGATCGCACCTTTTGAAGATAGTATGTTGAAAGAGTTTGAAATGAAAGATAGAAAAGAACTATCTCAAAAAATGTATGATAGTATGACAAAGTATGGTGGTATAGGACTGTCAGCAAATCAAGTTGGGTTGCCATTTCGTATGTTTGTCATTGGAGGTCACCCACAGATAGAAGATGGTAAAGTAAGAAACTGTTTCAATCCTCTTATCAAAGATTTTAGTCAAGAGACTGTTAATATGAAAGAAGGTTGTTTATCTTTTCCTTTCTTGTTCTTAATGATTAATCGACCTAAATGGGTCAATGTAGAATATACAGATGAGAATGGAGAAAAGATAGAAGAATATCTGCATGGTATGACAGCAAGAATATTTCAACATGAGAATGAACATATGAACGGATATGTATTTACCGATCTAGTAAGTAAGTTGAAACTAGATAGAGGTAAAAAGGCACAAGCAAAATTAATCAAACAAACAATCAGACAACAACAAGAAAGATTAAGAAATGAAGTTGCGAGTAAAAATGTCAAAATCTAGGGGGTACTATCATACACAGACAGCTCTAAAACCGTCCCTAGCGGCGGCTATGAGACGGTTATTCCCCCTAAAAATGACAATTAGTAGAGATATCATAGAAAGTGTAATAGATGTTGGTAGTGGTTTCTTTTTAGCAGTTATCATACAATTGACAATATTTCCACTCTTTGATTTACATCCTAGTATATTTGATAGTATGGGTATTGCAATCATATTTACAGTTGTTAGTATGACAAGATCAGCACTATGGCGAAGATTTTTTAGAAAGAGAAAGAATGTATAAACCAGCAATTATCATAGCATTAAAAGAAGAAGCAGTAGGTGTCGAACATCATAACATTTACATAAGTGGTGTTGGTAAAGTAAATGCTGCTATTGCTACAATGAAAGCAATACACGATGGTGCCAATCATATTATAAATTATGGAACAGCAGGTTTAGTTAATGACTTGCCTGGCATAATTGAACCCAATTATATTGATAAAGGTTTAGTTGAAGTCTCAGGATATGTTGATAGAGATATGAATGCTACATCTATGGGGTTTAAATTAGGACAAACACCTTATGAAGAGGAAATTCTTTTAGGTCAAAAAGGATTAGTATGTGGCACTGGTGATACTTTTGCTACGAAGAAACCTGATATTGAATGTGATATAGTTGATATGGAAGCATATGCAATTGCTAAAATATGTTTTCATTATCCAATGTTGTTTACTTGTTGGAAATATATTTCAGATAATGTAGATGAAAATTCGCCTGATGATTTTATGAAGAATGTATCAAAAGGTAATCAAGAGTTTAATAACAAACTAAAAGAAAATATAGAGTTTTATGAAAACCAATATAAAAGATAAAGTTAATAATTTTTTTAAATGGGTCAAAGGCACAGAGTTAGTTGAACTAACCGATATAGATGTGTCGGAAGATCCTGTAAGACCAGAACTAGATTTAGAGTGGCGTTTACTTGCTGAAAGAAAAATTTATGGTCTAAGATACGAAGATAATATTGAAGCAATTGTTTGCGTTGCATACACTAATGAAGTTCCTACCACAGTTAAAGAGTTAGATTTTATGAGCCAAGTTGCTTGTCAAGATAATCAATCTGGTAAGATTGCTATAGCATATACAGTATGGTCTAGAAAAAGAGGTGCAGGTAGAGAAATTATTAATAAACTACTAAAGTTTGTAAAAGAAGAAAGACTTGAAACAAAAAGATTACTAACACTCTCACCACTAACACCTATGGCTACACACTTTCATATTAATAATGGGGCAAAGTTAATTAGTATAAATTCAGAAACACAAAACTTTGAATATAAGTGGTGATTGATTTAAAAGAATACGAAGAATTAAAAGAGTATTATGACTTTCAAAGAAAGAAAGAATATAATAGAGAACAATTACAGGATGCTATTCTAGAAATAGAAAAGAGAACTGGTATATCTGCTTTATCTTTTGACGATATATGGAGTAGATTAGAGGAGAAAGACTATCAAGAAGCGCCTAACAATTGGGTACCAAGAGATCCTAAATGGCGAATACATGAGAAGGAGTAAAAAATGAGTAGACCTATAATGAAAGAACTAGATTTAACACCACACACTGGTGATTTATCAAACGTAGCAAATGCACTAGACAATCTAGACATGGCAAAAGTAAAAACAAAATATGCAAAGACAGGATGGGATGCCATTTCTTTACATGGATATGGTCCACAACCAAGTGATATATTGAAACCTGGCGTATTAAAAAGTTCAATAAACATAGACACTAAACTACAATGGACCACATTAAAAGATAATGACGTTATGAAACCAGTATTAGAAATGTTAGATAATTTACCATGCGAGTTTGAAAGAGTTAGATTTATGAAATTAGAAGCAGGTAAAGTTATCGGTAAACATACTGATAAAATAGACAAACAGATTGGTTTTGATGATGGTGATATAATTAGAATACATATGCCTATTAGAACAAACGAACAAGTTATCTTTACTTTATATGAAAACAATAAAGATAAAGACGGCACAGAGTATAATCTAGAAACTGGACACTACTATTATACTGATGTTACGAAAGCTCATGCTGTGAGAAATACAAGTGATATTGATAGAATACACTTAGTTGCTGATTGTTATTCTAACGAAAAGATGAGAGCTTTACTTAATTAGTTATTTGTGATATACTTATTTTATGAATCATGCCAAAGAAACAGACTTTGAATCGGTAAAAGAAATATTTTATCAACATAAGAAATGGTTTCCACATATAAGAACAGACTATATGAAACGCATGATTGCAAAAGAAAACTTAATATTTGATAATGATGTGGTGATTACATATAATTTTTATAAAAGAAAACAAAGAATAGGTGATATAATTGCTCAACAAGGCGATTGTATATTACATCAAATCGCTGCTAAACATCACAACGGATCTGCTAGTCAAGCACTACAAAAGTTTTTTGAGTTTGTAGATCCTAGACGAGTATATCTAAGTGTTCGTAGTGATAATGAAGTAGCAAAGAAATTTTATCTTAAAAACAATATGAAACTAGTCGGCACTACATCATGGGCAAAAGGCACACTACCAGGAGATGTTTACTTATATGACAGATAATCTACAACAAGTTCATGATGATTGGAAGAAGAAAGGTTTTCCTTACTATCCAAACAATAGAGAGTGGCGAAATGAAATATTTAATCAGTTAGTAAATTTTAGACGAGATACACTTATTGATAGAAAGAATAAAATTATAGGTCAATCTGCACATGGTTTAAATCTTGCATGGTCATACATGGAACACGCATGGGGTATTAAGTGTGGTAAAATGAGAACACCCATGGAGATATGGAATGATGAAGAACATCTTAAAAAAGGATTAAACAAAATACTATCAGGCACATTCTTTCAAAAGAAACCTGCACATATGATTACAGATTCAGATATGCGTTCTATGTTAAGACGATATAGTGGCACTCAAATGGTTTCTAATTTTAGACCTACAGCAGCTGCAGCATTATATGATGTGTTTGTAGATAAAGATAGTCCACTTGAAGGCACAGTTGCAGGCACAGTATGGGACCCTAGTATGGGTTATGGCGGTCGATTACTTGGTGCGATTGC